TCATTCTTATATTTAACTGTATGTTGATCCTCGTTAAGGATTAACTCTCGCCATTCGTCAAAATAGTTTCTAATTGGATATGTGCCAGTTTCCATAAATGTAAGTGTTACATCATCTACTGCATATCCATATGCAATCTTTTGTTGTTCCATACCCAGACGTCTGTCGTGTGTAAGGATCTGTTTGCCTGGTAACTGTGCCGAACGACACAGAATATTCATATTGCGTTTTCCTAGAAATCCCATAATACCACCACGACCGAGTGATGGTAGATCAACCATAAACTTATTTGATCTTGCAAGTCCACCACCAAATGTAATGGAGGTTTTTAATTCGGATATAGTACTCATCGCATTTTGGCCCTAGAATCTCTGTAAACTTTATTTGCACTTGCCTTATTCCAATCCGATGTCGGTAGGAATGTGGCAATCTCCCACTCTGGTTCCTCAACCAATGCAAATTTGCTCTTGACATGTTTAAACAAATAGTGTTTCATAGCTGGTGCCACAACGTTCTGGGGGATAGTTCCTTTGGTACCTAACAGTGAATCCAATACTCTTGCTCTTACAGTCGGTGGCAGATAGTGTAAATTCAAACCATAAAATCCACCCTTTGCTGGACCCATCATAATGATCAATGGGAATCCATCGTAATAGGGTAATGTGTCCTTATACTTTGGATCATAAAAGAACATGTACATATTACCTGCAGGACCACTGGTCTTGCGAATAGGTCTGTTTCTTAATTCAAGTGCCTCGTCCTTCATAATATCATTACGACTACGGACCACACGGCCACGGAACATCTGCCGTGCCTTATTACGGAACCAATCGATGCTTTGTCTTGTCCGTGGGGTAATACCTGCACGGAATGCCTCGATCTCTAGTTGTCTAAATAAACTTTCGCCTGCCATGTAATGTATTTATATTATTTTTTCGTCTTTTTACGGCGATATGGTTTTAAAGGCTTGAGTTTACCTGGTACCTTTTTCAATGGTTTGGTCATAATACCCATCGAATACAATGTTTCCTCGGTCCATATCTGAAACTCCCATTTACGGTCCTTACAGAAATTGTTTGCCGCCTCCCATTTATTCATATTTTTTACATATGTCAGGCCTTCATTGATATACTGTTTTGTTTTTCTTTGGCCTTTGGGTGGTTCGGTTTCTTTTTTGGGTTTGATCTCGACGAGGATTGTTTTGCCTTCCATGACAATTTTGAGGTCGGGGAAATAGCGGTGATACCTTTTATCAACGTCATAGTAATATGGAATCACGGTCTCTTCTGAGGACCATGCCTTTACTTTAGGATTTGAATCACACCACATGAAAACATACTTTTCCCACATGGAGCGATAAATAACATTTGAGTGATCACCCTTGTACTTCTTAGGATTCATTACTTGGTATTTACCCGAATACGCCATTGTTTCCTATATAAATAAGGTTATAATATCCTTATATTTATTATAGGACAAAATATGACCAGATTAAGATACCCAGTTGATTTAGGTGATGAACTTAAATCAAAAATATCATTCCAGGTGGTACAAGTGCAACCACCTTCATTCAGAGCAGTAGACACATCTGCAACAATTGGACAGGTTTCAGTTGGTGAGGCAGGTCGTGGTGGTGATCAAGGCAGTAGAACACCTACACTTGAAACTGTAGAAAATATGAAGGTAAACTTTACAGGCACAAAAATTGATATTCACACACCAATTAGTTTCCAAGTTAATGACGGATTGGAATATTCAACCCCATCACTAGGTGCTCGTGGTATGGTCGCCCAACAAGCACTTTCAAGTGGTGGATCAATTGCAGGGGCACTTACAGAGGGTGTGGTTGAAAGTGGTAAATCAATGATTGATGCAATCAAAGGTATTTCTGTTGGAAATGTAACCGAGGCTGGTATCGCTCGGATTCTATCTGCAACAGGAACTGGTGGTGGGTTATCTGCCGCTGCAAGTAATGTATCTCGTATCCAGGTCAATCCAAATATTCGTACATTGTTTACAGGTGTGCGTATCCGTGAATTTAATTTTACATTTAAAATGATTCCAGTGTCACGTGAGGAATCAGATGCCATCCAACAAATCATTAGGGCATTCCGAGTTAATGCATATCCTGAAAAGATTGAGGCCGGTGGTGTTCCCCTTGGTTACAAATATCCAAATTTATTTAAAATTAGATTATTGTCCGGTGTAAGAGGCAAATATGAAAATGTAGGCACACCATTAAAACTATGTTATTTACGATCCATTTCAACTGCATATAATGCAACATCAACAGTATTACACGAGGATGGTTCACCAACAGAAGTTGATCTGACATTGAACTTTACCGAATACAAACCACTGACACGTGAAGATGTTGTAAATGAACGCAACCCACAATTCTATCACTATGAGGGTAGGGCAGTAGGTAGTGCAGCGGCCGAAAGGGAGGCAGACATCTAATGGCATATTTTAGAAGTTTTCCACAGGTTGAATATGATTTTGGTGATGATCTTGTCCAGGATAGGTTTCAGAATATTGCAATTTATGCAGATGTTGTTGACCAGGTAAAGGATGCGGTTACACTTTACGAGGATTATTATATCCTACCGGACGAGAGACCTGATCAGGTATCATATAAATTTTATGAATCAACAGAATATTATTGGACATTCTTTTTGGCAAATCCAAAGTTAAGAGAATTTGGTTGGCCATTGTCAAACAATGCAATGGATGTTAAGGCACGAGAAATATATTCCGATTATGTAATTACAACCCTGACTAAACTTACAGATAAATTTAAGGTAGGGCAAACAATTACAGGTCTGGGTTCTGGTGCAACTGCAACAATTAAAGAGCGTAATCTTGACCTGGGGCAGTTAATTTTAAAAGGTATGACAGGTACATTTAACAATGGTGAAACGGTATCATCCGTAAATGCAAATGGTGTAACAGAAACAATCGTTTTAAAATCAATTGATCAGATGTATAATGTTGCACATCATTATGAAAATGCAGATAAGGAATATGTGGACATTGACCCAGAGGTAGGTCCTGGCGCACAATTAACAACCGTAACATGGTTGGACCGTTTTAGAAAACAAAACGATGCACAAAAATCAATCCGTATAATCAGAGGCGATCAGATTAGAGCAATCTCTTCTGCATTCCATAAGGCAGTTAAATCTTGAGTCAGGCAAACAATTCATATTTTCTTGAGGAAGTGACAATTGAATCTGAACGTATTTCAGAGCCAATTGATATTAAGCAAACTGTAACAGATGTAGAGATATTTGAACATCTGAATAAACCTTATTTGGATGCCAAGGTCCTGGTTGTTGATAGTAACAGAATCCTTGAAGGTCTTGACCTTATCGGTGGTGAACAGATTACCATTACCATTGTAGGTAACTTTGAGGGTGCCCAATCAATTACAAATAAATTCAGAATTACAAAGATTGAACCTAAAAAGGGTAAAGATGCTGCACAGGCTGTAGTGTTTACCCTTACACAAGAGGAGGCATTCCTCTCTAAACTCCAAAATGTAAACAGATATTACGATGGTAAAATTTCAGAGATTGTGCAGAAAATTGCAGATGAGTTTTTGGAATTAAATGTAAATGCAGATAACAATGATAAAAAAGATGTAAATGTAGTTATTCCAAACTATCACCCACTTGATGCAATTAAATGGTTAACACGGAGTGCAACCACGGTTGATGGTTATCCATACTATTGTTTTGCAAATGCATTTGATCCGGACCTTACGTTTGTTGATTTAGGAACAATGTTTAAGGCACAACCGATTAATGAAGTTCCATATACAAATATTTCTGCAAGTGTTACATCATTCCCAGACGAGACAAAACGAAAGACAATCATATCGCATGAGTTTATCCAAGGTAAATCTGTAAGTGAAATGATTGATGATGGATTTGTTGGTGCTCAATATGAGATTCTAAATACTGCAGATGAAAAGGATGTAATTACATGGGACCTTGTATTTGATTTATACAACGATTTGGTCCAGGACGAAGTGTTACCACAGAATCAACAGAGTTTTCCATACTCTGACAAATATAAAATGTTAGGTAAGAGCTTTAATCAATTTACAAGTTCGCATGTTCATAAATTTGGTGGTTCATATGCATATAGATTAAATGATGATCCAGAGTTTGACCTAGGGTTGAATGAGCAACATACAGATGCTGAATATAGATTGGATATTGTGAATGACACTATGCGTAAACTGATGAATGTTGCACCACTAGTTATGGTTGTTGATGGCCAGGACTTTTTAGCCGGTGGTAAATCTCCATGCCTAGGTAATAACGTCAGTGTTAACTTTTCTAAATCAAGTCCAGAGACAGAGGTTGGTGAAACACTTGACCTTAATAAATCTGGTGATTATTTAATTTATGCTGCAAGACATATGTTTAAACGTGAGCGGTATGATGTATCATTGTTATGTACTAAGATAGGTAGACAGTAATGTTTTATGGTGATCAAACTAGATGGTTTATTGGTAATGTTGTGGATGTAAATGATCCATTGCAGATGGGTCGTATCAGAGTTCGAATTGATGGTATCCATACAGATGATGAACAAGAAATACCTGATTATGGATTACCATGGGCACAAGTGGTAATCCCAGTGAATGAAGGAGGAACCAATGGAACAGGCAACGTCACAGGAATTAGACCAAATGCTAGAGTGTTTGGAATCTTTCTCGATGGACAAAACTCTCAATCACCCCTCGTTGTCGGATCAATCCCTAAATACGAAACAGACGCTGACGGAACTAGGTCAACGACTCAAAGAGCTCGTGGAACCGATACTCTCGTCGACGCAGATGGAAACTCTAAACAACCAAATAATGTTATTGGAGAACCTGATGATCCATATGCAGCAGTGTATCCTGACAATTCAGTCCACGCCACTCCCTCAGGGCATATGATTGAATTGGATGATACAGAGGGGGCCGAACGTATTCATATATTCCATAGGTCCGGTTCCTTTGTAGAGTTTCATCCGAATGGTGATGTTGTAACACACCATAAAAATGGATTTAAGGCAGTAGCAGGGAATGATAAAATTCATGTCACAGGTAATTTTGAATTATTTGTGGATGGTGATATGAAGGTTACGGTAAAAGGAAATGTAATCGAGGACTTTAAAAAGAGTCAAACAACCAATGTTAAGGATGATGTTGTGATTGATACTGACGATGGAAAGATTTACTTAAACTAATGCCTGGTGTAGTCCGAAGTTCAACAGATAAACATGTAGGTCATGCAAGTCCTACACCCAATCCTTTCCATCAGACTGCATACACTGGTGGTTCACCTGATGTGATTGTAAATACAAAAAGTGCAATCCGTGTAGGTGATGCAACATCATGTGGTGATCCTGCAACTGCTGGTTCTCCTACTGTGGTTGTAAACAGTAAAAAGGTACATCGTAAAGGTGATGCAACCGGTGGTCATGGATCCTGGGTTGCCAACTCTGCCGCATCTGGTTCTGCAGATGTCATTGCAGACTCTGGTATTTCTGCACCTGGTATCCTATTTCCTGATTTAATCCATCCTGAAACACAATTTGGATCTCGTGAGCATGAAAGGGAAGTAATTGAATCAATTAATGATGTACCTAATTCAGAGGTTTCTGAGTATGGTGATGGTGGTATTTCACAGGGTGATGGCGATTACAATAAACCAAACACAGACAATGAAGGAACCGAAGGCACAGGCGTTCCTGCAATTCCATCAAATGATGATGCAGATGGAAGACCACCACTTGAGGGTGATGGATTAAACTTTCTACCTCATACGGATCCTAGAATTCTACCAGAGTTAAGAGATAAATTAGTTTTATTAGCAAAAGAATTAGATACCACATTGACAATTACAAGTGCATATCGTTCACCAGCATACAATAAAAGGGTAAAGGGTGCAAAAAAGAGTATGCACATGCAGGGTAAGGCAGTGGACATTGTTCAGACAGGGTACACAATCCGTGAACGACAAGATTTTATCCGTGCCGCACACAAGGTTGGTTTGACTGGTATTGGTGTATACAATACATTTACACATTTGGACATCGGTGGTAAAAGAGCATGGGGTTCACCAAATAGTTACAGACACTTGTATAAGTTTCCATGGGCACAGGAAGTCTTGAAACCACTAGGCTATCGTGTGAGATAAGGTATAAATAGAGATATGGCTAGAGTATTTGCACAAGAGGATGGTAACCTATCCACCAAACCTATTACTACGTCCCGGAATAAAGCATTCTCGGATATTGATCTCACGTTCGCTAAAAAAGGTTCTGGTGATGTATTTAAAAAGACCGATGCCGCTGCTGTAAAACAAGCCGTAAAGAATTTACTGTTAACCAACCGAGGTGAAAAACCTTTTCAATATAATTTTGGTGCAGATTTAAATAGATTCCTGTTTGAATTAGATGATGTTGATGAATTTGAAATTGAAGATATGATTGTTAATGCCATGGCCAACCACGAGCCTAGAGCATTATTCAAGGGTATGGAAATTAGAAGATTACCAGACCAAAATAAAATTGGTATTCTTGTCCGGTTTCAGGTCATTAATGTACCAGAAATACTAGAGGTTAATGTTACACTTACGAGGCTGAGATAATGGCACTGATTAAAGCAACCGATCTTGATTTTGAGTCCATCAAAACAAATTTAAAAGATTACTTAAAACGACAATCCGAATTTGCAGATTATGATTTCGATGCCGCTGGTCTCTCGAACATTCTGGATGTGTTGGCATATAATACACACATTAATGGATTAATTGCAAACATGGGTATTAACGAATCATTCCTTGGTTCTGCCCAACTACGGTCTTCTGTTGTGTCTCACGCATCGACTTTGGGTTATTACCCACGGTCCAAGACTGCGTCGAGTGCTACAGTTAAAATTACCGCAGCAACATCGGATACTGTTACGACATCGCATACACTTCCTGCAAATACTACATTTACTGCAGTTGTTGATACTATTTCATATACATTTCAAACACTGGAACAATTTATTGCATCGAATGATGGTTCTGGTAATTTTGTATATAAAACCACAGCAGGGTCAGACAATATTGTAATTAAGGAAGGTAAATTAAAAACAAAAACATTCATTGTTGGTGAAACAGAGGATACACAGGTTTATATTATTCCCGATGAAACCATCGACACATCAACAATTTCTGTAAAAGTTTTTGAT